GCCTTCCTGCTCGTCGTCGTCGTCCTCATCGTCCTGCTCGCCGTCGTCGTCCTCGTCGTCGCCGGCATTCACGAGCGCGAGAGCCTGCTCAGCATCCGCGGCGTCGGCCGGCCAGCACCGACCAGCCTCGAGCAGCTCGGCGACCAGGTCTTGATCGTCGATGTCGCAGGAAAGCAGTCCGTCGGCATCAGCCGTGAATCGGTACTCGCGACCGTCTCTTGCGCGAGCGATTACGGTGCCGTCACGACGCGGCCGGGTGTCTGTCTGAAGTCTCATGGCAGTCCTTCAAGAAAGCGGGGCGGCCAAGCTGACCGCCCCCGCAAGGGCGCGGCACAAGCGCCCGTCCCAAGGAGACACTGGTCAGGCGGCGCGATAGAAGAGCGTCACGCCAATCGTTCCTGCCTGCGCGGTCGTCGGCGCCGTGGCCACCTTCACACCCACCTTCCGGTCCACCTGCTTCGGCTTGACCGAGACAAGGGCCTGCCCGTTGAAGGTCAGTCGCTGGTGAAATGCCGCATTGGCGGCCGTGGTGACGCCCCAGTGCGCGCCACCGTCATCGGCAGCGGTCGACAGGTCCGTGACCGCCGCGTTGCAGATGCCAACCTGCAGGACCATCGCCGCGGTACTAGTGTCGAGATCCGTCGCGTCGACGTGCACGTCCACCGGCACACAGCCAGCGGGCAACAGCATGATCGCGCCGGTATCGCCCTGAACCAGGTCTCCGACCGCCACATCGACCGTGGCACGGACCGCAAGGACCTCGCCGCCCGCCGGGAACGGCATCGGCATCCGGCCGCCCAGGTAGTCGTTCGTTTTCGTGAAAGGCATTGCTTCGCTCCTTGCTCAGATCAGCGGCTGGCCGCGGCAGTGTCCAGAGCGAACACGCCGAAGTCGTTGTTGGTGCCGTTGATGTCCCAGGTCACCTTCTTGATGCCGAAGATCGACGAGGTGCTGATGACGACCTTGTCGCCGTTGTCCCGCGTTTCCTCGTGCCAGTCGAAGCGCATGTTCGTGCCCGGCGAGCCGAACGCCACGACCGCAGCCTGAGAGCCCAGGAACAAGGCCCGGCCTGCCTCGACACTGCCCAGGCCGGCATCAGCGAAGCGGATCACGTTGCGGTGGCTGTGCAGAATCACGCCCCGATACATGCCGAGCGCGCCCTTGAACATCGGGCTGTTCTTGCCCTCGGCGCCGGCGGCCGCCTTCTGGATATCGAGCCACTGGCCGGTGTTCGAGTTCGCTCGAACGTCGTCCTCCTGGAACGTGTGCATGACGCACACGAAGGTCTCGTTGCCGTCGATCTTGCACGGCTGCAGCACCGGAATGTCGGTGGCACCACCGCCCTGGCTGTCGGCCCGCGTCTTGGCCCGATCGATCAGGCGCAGGTCGAACTTGTCGTTCGCATCGAGGTTGCCCCAGTCGGTCGCGTCACCGCCGTAGAGCCGATGGTTTGCCGTCGGCGTCGACAACCCATTGTTCGCGCGACCCGTGTAGCCCAGCGGCAGGATGAAGTTCGGGTTGATCCCGCGCGCGCCCGACAGGTAGATGAACAGCAGCTCATCGAACAGTCGCGCCCACCACTGCGACTGCTGCCGCTTCGCCTTCTCGCGCAGGTTGTGCAGCGTGCGCTTGCGGGTCATCCGGCCGCCGGTGTTCACACCGCAGCGGGCTTGGTCGATGTAGATCTGGTCGGTGTAGAAGCGCTGGGCCTCTTCCTTGCCTTCCAGGACCTCCTCACCTTCGACCGGTGCCATGCGCAGCTCGGCGAGCAGGTCGTAGCTGATCTGCTCGCCGGCATCCGATTCGAGATCCGTGAGGATCTGGACCGGCACTTCGGCCTCGGCGCCACGCGCCATGAAGCGCTGGTTCCAGTAGGACTTGTGCGACGAGTCGTAGGCCAGCATGCCGGCCCACTTCTTTACTGCCTTGGGGTCATTGACCCCGACGATCGTCCGCGCCATAAAGCGACTCCTTCAAAGTTCTTCACTTTTCCGGGGCACTCCTGCGCTCTCCGACCATTCCAGACTGCCATGCTTGGCACGACTGCGGCCTCTACACGTCGTTCACCGTCTCCCCCTGGGGCTCCACTTCAGGGGCGGATTCACGGGTAACACGTACGTCCCGTGGCGCGGTCACCCTGAGCCTGGCCACCTGGCCGGACTTATGCAGCAGCTCGACCGTCGCCATGCCCGAGAAGGACAGGCGATCGCCCAACCGCACGTCGATGTTCAGGGTCGAAAGCTGCTGCATTCCCTTCACCGCCCGCCGAGGAACTTCTCGCGTTGCGTCGGTGACATCCGGGCAATGGCCTGCTCGAACTCCAGACCCTCGAGCGCCATGATGTCGGCGAACTCGTCGGACACGTCGCCGGGACCGTCCGAGCCAGGCACCTGCGCGAGTGTGGCCGGCGCTGCCTCGACCGGCGGCTTGCGTTTCGCCCTGGCTTCAGCGATCGCATCGCGCTGCTGCACCGGGCTTGACGCGATGCCGCGGGCGCGAAGAACCGCCTTGTGAGCTTCCGTCCACAGCCAGTCTCGCCCCTTGTCCGCGTGCTCCTCGGACAGCTCGCTCAGCATCGTGTTGAAGAGCCGGACGTTCTTCTCGGCGCCGTAGTCGACCCCGTCGGCCTTCACCCGCTCCACGAATCGACGCTCGTAATCGAGCGCCGCGTTGCGCTGGTTCTGCTCGTTGATCCTCGCAAGCGTCTCGGCTGCCGCCTTCTCGATCAGCAGCTTCTCGCGATCGGCTGCCAGTTCGGCGAGCCCGGCATCGCGCTCATCGATGTCGATCTCGCCTGACTTGAACCGCTCCCGAAGCTGAGCATCGCGCTCTTTCAGGCCGCTGAGCTGCGCCTCGAGGTCCTCCGGACCGGCAACTTCGTAGCGCGCAGGCCCGCGATCCTCGGCAGCCACCCCACCGTCCTGCCCCTCGACCGGCTGCCGGTCATCGGCGGCAGGAGCATCCCCTACGGTCGCAGCGTCGGTGCCGGGGGCTTCGTCGCCCTCGATCTCGTCGTCGTCCCCTTCATCGTCATCGCCATCATCATCATCGGACTCTTCGCCCGCGATGCGTTGCATCACGTCGCGATCGGTCTCGCTGTACTCGCTCTCGCCCATGGCCTCCCGTTCTTCGGGGGTCAAGGTCTCGAGCAGATCGTCGTCGACAGCACTCATGCGCTTCTCCTTTCGTGCGTGGTCATTTCTGTGCAGGATCGGAGGCCACCTTGGCGACCTCCATCATCTTCTTCTTGGCCAGCGCCTGCGCCCGCGCGTACCGCTTCGGGTCGGCCTTGATCTTCTCGGCCTCCATCAGGGCGTGGAGGTCTGCCTCGCAGCGCCAGTCGTCGTCGCTCACCGCGACCTCGGATGCCTTCGTCTTCGCCATGTCGGCGCTCCTGCTCAGGGTTGATCGGGAGGGCCACCCTCGGCCTTCCGGCTGTTGGACATCGCATCCAGTCGTGCGCGCATGGCCGCAATGCGTTGGTCGCTTTCCGACTGGATCTCGGCGATCCGAAGCTTCGCGTCTGCATCGATCCGAGCGGCCTCGAGCTTCGCGTCGGCATCCGTGCGGATCTGCATCGTGCGGTTTGCGAGCTCGATCTGGGCCTTCCGTAGCGCCTCGGTCAGCCGCTCGACCTCGGCGCTCGCCTGTGAACGGATCCCCATCAGCGCTTCCTGCTCGCCGCCGCCTGTCGGGTCGGCTGCCGCCACCTGGGCCTCCGCCTCCAGCTTGGCCGCCCGGGCATTGAGTTCGCGGATCTTGGCCTGCTGCTCCTCGAGCGCCTGCATCGCCTGCTGGCGTTGGATCTCGAGCGCCTCGGCCTGGGCCTGCATCTGCTGCTGCATCTGCTGGGATTCTTCCGGCGACATCGGCTTGTCAGGGTCTCGCTCACCGGTAAGCCTGCGGATCTGGTCCGCGACCTCGTCCTTGTTTGGCAGATCGGAGAACTCCATCGCGATCGTCATCAGGCGCAGCGCGACCTCGGGCGGCAGGCGGGTCGCCATCTGATTCAGGGCCTCGAACATCACCTGGCGCATCGTCCCGGCGTAGTCCGCCTCGGAGACGATGAAGTCGGATGCCGCGGCCGTGATGTCGTTGACGAAGCGCACCGACCCGTCGGGCTGAACCTCTGGCTCGTTGACCTTCACCCACTCGATGCCGCCCTTCGCACCGGTCAACCGGATCACCTTCTCCTCGGTGTAGAACTGTTCGACCATGGAGAGCTGCTTCTCGCCCTGGATCTGGACTGCCAGGCGCAGGTTGTCGAACGGCTCCGTGGTAACAACGGAGCCCTGCAGCTGCCGCGCCTTGATGGCTTCACCCGAGACGGCATTGGTCTGACGGCCAAGGTTCTCCTGCGAGACGCCTGCCGACTTCTGGATGCTCTGGGCATCGAGCGTCATCATTTGGATCTGGCCAGTCGCGGCGTCCGTGTCCCGCCGAAGCAGCAGCTCCTTGCCGGGCTTCTTGATGATGAGACCGTCTGGGCGATCGGCCTCGTCGCGCAGGATGTTCCAGTCGTCGACGGCACCCTCGTCGGCAATGACCTGGTTCGTGTTCAGCAGGAACAGGGCCTTCGAGGCGCGCTTGTTGAGGTCCTGCTGGATGTCTCTCACTCGCCGGATCGTGCCGTAGGGCATGCGATCCCGCCCTCGCCTGTAGCACCAGACCGGCGTGAGGCTGAACCTGTTGTGCCGGAAGGGCGACGGGCCCATCCTCAGCATGTGGGCCTCGGTGAAGACAGCGAAGTGAACGCGCAGCATCACCTTGTCGATGATCGTGCCGCCCATTCGCCCCAGAGCGCCGAGCAGCACCTGGTCATGGTCGTTGAAGAACTGCCCTCGAAACGGCCCGGACGCGACCACCCTGGTCTTGACCGGCTTGCGATACTGGGCCTCGATGAGGCGCACCCGGCGACGCTTCGCATCGATCGAGGTCGCCTGCCCGGTTGCTCGGAGGCGGCCGGTCTGCGCGCCTGAAAGCAGCTCCTCGGCCGTGAACCAGGTTTCCTCCTCCCAGTCCGTGCTCATCGAGTGCTGGGCGTCTTCGACCGCCTGCCGGATTGCGTCTTCTCGATCGGGGAACATCGCCACCGCGATGTCCTCGTCGACCCAGCGGGATCGAAAGACGTAGCGCGCGTCGCTCAGGTCATGCTCGTACGATAGCGAGTCCCACAGGACGTTGCGCCAGTCCTCGTACTTGTCGTAGATCACGTCCGCTGTGGGATCGTCGCGCACACCGTCGTCGACCCAACCGACACCGACCTTGATCGCATCGGCGAACGCGCGCGAGCGGTTGAACGGCACGCGGTTGACGTCGCTCACGAACTTCATGACCTTCGTCTTGACGTCCGCGAGCTCGACATCGTCCTCGGTCCTCGGCATCACGCGCCAGTCGACCCGCGTTCGACGCTCGGTTCCGATCAGCCAGTCGACCATCGGCGCCACCTCGTTGTAGACGAGGGGCATCTGGCCGCGATCGCGAAGCACCTGGGCGTCCTCGGGATCCCACTGGAGGTTGTCGTAGAAATCCGCGTCGATCGCCATCTCGAGACGGTTGGCCGCCTGGCGATCGCGCTCGAAGTACCACCACTCGAGCAGCTTGCGCAGCTCGGTGCGGGCCTGTTCCCCATCCATCGCGTGCGCTGATGTCGCGGCAAGCTCGTTGCGCTCCTCGCGCGCGCCGGCGGCCTCCTCGAGGAAGTTGTCGCCAGGAGCCTGGTGACGAGCCGCGACGTCGAGCTCAGCCATTGCCAGCCTCCATGGACTGCCGAACGAGCGTGGCGTAGCCGATCACGTCATCGATGTTGTCGGCGTACCGTGTATCGCCGTTGAGCATTCGGGCGATCTTGCTCTGGATCATCTCCAGCCCCTCGCGCTGCGCGTCGGTCAGCCGGCGCCATCCCGGGGTGTCTCGCATGACGGACTTGAGTGCCTGCGAGATCGCCGCGCCGTCGGGGAACTCGCCGTACCGGGCGCCGCGCTCATCGAGCAGCTGGCGCACGTCAGGCATACGTGACGCCCTCCTTCTCGACCCGGATCTCCTCGG